ACATCATGTTCAGGCTCGTAGCGATCATCCTCTACAGGCTCTACAGTTTCGTTATCAAAATAAAATATTTCTCTTAGTATCATAGTATTATTTATATCGTTTGCTCAGCATTTGCTCCGCCGCCTGGCATTGGCGAATCGCCTGTTGCAGTTTCAGGTGAATCACCTTCTGAGCCTTGTATCGGTGCTTCGCCATCATCAGCTACATCTTCAATCCCACCTAAGTCACCTTCTATGCCAGCGCCGCTTATACCAGCGCCACGCATTTCACCACCTGCGTCAGTTGCTGTTGGTTCAAGTGTTTCTTCATTTTCTTCACGCCATAGACGTTCATTTTCTGCAATCTCTTCAGCTGACAAGCCTAAGAATCTATCAAGAGCAAATCTATTTGAAATATAAGGTAGTGCTGCCATTTGTGTATATGTAGGCACTCGTGCATTATCAATTTCACTTTGTCTATAACTTGCAAAGTTTTGCGGTGGTTGGAATTTAAGTTCAAACATATTTGTATCTATGTTTACACCTTTTTCTAATACATAACGTTTAAACTCAGTATCAAACTGCTCTGCAACTAACCCTTGTAAACGTTCACAATATGTATTAAATCTTAATTCTTGAATGTATGCTGTTCCTACTCTACCGTCGTTATATTGACTACTTGCATCATCTGCACCAGTAGGCAGATAACTTGAAGGAATACGCAAGCCTCGGACTAACTTGTTAGTAAAGTATCTAAGGTCATCAATTTCTCCTAGATTAGTTCCACCTGGTAATGTTTCAACTTTAGAACCACGGCCCTCAGCCGTTTGTGGAAAGAAGTAGTCTTCGTTAATTGACAGAGGATTATAAGAACTGTCTATGACATTTTGCCCTCCTCCAGTCGCCGATGGGATTCTTCTTTGGTGAATTTCGGTCTTTACACGCTCCACAAATTGCATAGCAAGGTGTGATGGCATGTTACCCACATCAACGTAGAATACTCTGCGCTCAGGAGCACGTTGAACACGATAGATAATAATCGCATCTTCAAGTAATTCTTTTTGTTTATATACTTTAAATACAGTTTCCAGTAGTGAATTACCAAACGGATAATTTTTATCTAAGCCTTCTGATAAACTTAAATGCACCACATGTTTTGCATCGACTGTAATTTCATTTTCTTCATTTTGCCAACGGTTGCCGTTGTTAGTTGGATTATTACCAACCATTCCTCTAACACCGCCAGTTAGATGTCCGCTGCCGCCACCTGTTACGTTACCGTTGGTATCGAACGGAGTTGTTGCAACCATATCTACAAAATTTACATTAAAGTTTTTTACAACATACTGTTCAGGAACTTTGCCTTCTGATTCGTTAACAATAATTTTTGTTACATTAGACGGATCAGTATGAAACCATTTTCTAGTTTCGGGATCTCTAATAAAGATCTGATCGCCATACTTGAATACATTTCGTAGTATTCTAAACATACGTGTATCAAATTTTTGTATCTTACACCATTGCTTTAGATATTGTGCAAGTATTGTAACTTCAGTATTTGTTGCCTTTTTATTAAATTCAGTTATAAAGTGTGTACCGTTTTGTTCATTAAGTTGAGAACAAAACTCTGCAAGGATATCTAATGCAGCATTAACTTCTGAATCAAGATCCATTGTGTTGTACTGACCGTAACGTTCAACACGATTAGGTGTACCAACATATACATCAGGCAAATAACTTGAATAGTTTGATCTAGCAGGTCCGGGCATACTACCAGAATTGCGATTACTGAATGGACTATAACTTCCGCTAGGGTTATTTACAGTCGGTACTGGTGTAAAATATTTTTTCCAAGACATTTTTTGTTTTCCTTACGGGCTCGTTATATTTCCGTCAGCAAGATTATTATTAGCTATACCTGCCATGTTCTTAGACATTGTCTTATTATATCTGCTAGACCATCTAGTATGTTCTTCTATTTTCTCTAATAAACTATTTAACTCTTTTACTGTTTCCTCAGTTAGACCTGATCCGCTGCCTAGATTAAATTTACCTTCATTAAGAAGCGATGCAGTACTAACTCCGCTTTCAAACAAGCCGCTATTCTTATCTGCAAGTGCTTTGTTTAATTCGATAAACGCATCGGCTAATTCTTTAAGTGCTTCAGCTGTATTTGTTATTCCTACAATATCTGCAGATGCTAAATCATTTAATTTAGTTTTTACATTAGCAATATTAGCAAGTTCAGCAATTCCTTCTGCTGTTCCTTTTAATCCTTTTACATCACCTAGTTTCTGTAGATTTATTTTTAATGCAACGATACTATCATAATCTACCGTTTCGCCATTATTAACTTGAGATAATGTGCTCATGCCTGTACTAAATGATTCTAATACTTTTAAATTATTTTCAAGAAACTTGCTTTCAAATTTTGTAGATCCAAATTCTTTAATTTCTTTAAATGGATCTGTATCTTGTCCAAAGAAGAAACTCGATACCCCGTCAAAAAAGTTTGCTAGGCCTTCATATTTTAAACCTGCTCCTAGCGTATTCATTCCTGTTGCAAATGCTTGTAGTGCTTCTGCTTTTGTTTTAATAGTAGCACTATCAATGTCCATACCTTGGAATTCTTCTAGTAACTCAAAAGTTGATTTTTGTGTTCCCTTACCACTAGCAACTGAAAATAGATTTCCTAAGAAGCCGCCTATGCCTTGTATAAAGTTTCCTAAACCGTCTGCTACTTTACCTACTCCAAGTGTGCCTATACCTAAGCCTACAGCTCTCATACCTTGACCTACTGTTTTTAATTTTTCTCCGTTTAAGTCTTCAAACTTTTTCATATTTTCAGAAAATGTACCAAAACTTTCTCCTAGTACCCATACGCCTGCACCTATACCTGTTGCTAATGCAGCTATTGCTGCTCCAAGAGCAGCAGCACCTATTACTGCCTTTGCTCCAACAGGGCTTCCCCAAACTGATAGTCCTCTAGCTGCGCCGCCCAATAAGCCGCCTTTGCCAAATCCTTCTAGAAATTTAGTGCCTGCCGGTGCTTTAAGTTTTCTTGGATCCGCTGCTATTTTTTTAGATGTTTTATCTCTTACTCTTGTTTTTCCATCTTTACCTGTAAATTCTTCTAACCCAGAAGGTAGTCCTCCACTTCCTGAGAATGCGCTTGCTAATGCTGTTCCAAGTCCTGCTGTAATTCCTGCTGCTACACCTGATACAACAGCTGGAAGTAGAAACAAACCAGTAAACCCAGCTATAATAACTGTTCCAACTTCGTCCATTAATGTACCGTTTTCGCCAAATAGATTATTAATAGCTGCCTTAGTCTCGGCACTAAGAAGTAACCCATCTTCTGTTTGACCGGCTTCATTTGTTTTAAATGGCTTAATGTTAAGTAAACTTCCGTCAATTGAATCTTTAATTATACTTCCTATTGAAGATAGTGCGCCGTCTTTGTCTACATACTGATCCTTCTCTAGTTCTTTATTTAGAGATGCTTTCTTTTCTTCAAGTATTTGGTATTGTTTTTCTAATCTTGCTTGTTCTTCTGCCGCTTTTGCTATTGTTTTATTATCTGTTGAAGATGTTAGTATTTGCACTTGTTCATTTTGTTTATCTAAAACTTTTAAAAGTTGAGATTCAACTCTAGCTTTATCATCTAACGCTCTTTGTTTCTGTTCATCAGCAGTAACACCCATAAAGAAATCTTTAATCACTTGCGTAATATCTGTCCACAACATATCCATTGCTGATTTAAATCCGTCAATGTTCAAGGTAGTAATAAAACTTTCAGTCCAGTCAGTAATACCTATTACTATATCTTTTAGTGCAGTAGTAAGTCCTTCAGATCCTAGTAAACTTGCAACACTTTCTACTGATTCTGATATTGTACTAAACACTCCACTATCAATAAAGTTTTCTGTAATTTCTTTTCTTGCATTCTTGATAGCTTGATTAAAAGTAACTAACGCATTCGTTGTACCGTCTCTAGAATTAGATTCTTTTTTAGCGTTTTCAAGATCATCTCTTAATCTTTTCTCGTCAAAAATACCGTTATCCATATAATCAGTAAAATTCTTGCCCATAGATTGTAAAATTAATGCTAATTCTTTACCAGGCCCGTCCATGCCTGCGGCTGCAACTGTTAATAACCCCTCTAAATCATCTGAAGATGCTGCTGCTGCCTTAACACCTGCTACAAATCTATCAATTGACCCTGATTCAAAAGATTCCATATCAGTATTTGCATCTCTTGTTAATGCGGCTGTAAGTTTTATTTGTTCTGCAATACCCGGAAGCCCTGCTGCTAACATAGCAG